CAATAATATTAGTATTGAATAAAAATTATTAATGTAAAGGTGACTAAAGACCCAAGATTGAAAAGAGCTGGCGTTTCTGGTTTTAATAAACCTAAAAGAACGCCATCTCATCCAAAAAAATCACACATAGTTGTGGCTAAAGAGGGTGATAAAATAAAAACAATCAGGTTTGGTCAGCAAGGTGTAAAGACAGCTGGGAAACCAAAAAAAAATGAGTCAGCAAAACAAAAAGCTAGAAGAAAATCTTTTAGAGCTAGACATGGCAAAAATATAGCTAAAGGCAAAATGTCAGCAGCTTATTGGGCAAATTTAACAAAGTGGAGTTGATATGGCAATTTCAAGGGCACAAACACCAAAAAATGTTGCAAACCCTAGTTTGTACAGTAAAGCTAAAGCAAAAGCTAAAGCAAAATTTGATGTTTACCCGTCAGCTTATGCAAATGCTTACATGGTTAAAGAGTACAAAAAAATGGGTGGCAAGTACAAAGGTAAGAAAAAAGCTACAGGTGGAGCAGTAAAATTCAATAATGGTGGCACAGTCATGGTACAAGGCAGAGGTTGTGGTGCTATGATGGATGAAAAAAGAAAAAAAACAAAAATGCCTAGAACATAAATATGAGTCTAAAAAAATGGTTTAAAGAAGATTGGGTAGATATAGGCTCTCCAAAAAAAGGTGGTGGTTTTGAAAAATGTGGTAGGTCAAAAGCCAAAGGTTCAAAAAGAGGTTATCCAAAGTGTGTTCCAGCTTCTAAAGCTTCAAACATGTCAAAGTCACAAATAGCATCAGCAGTAACTAGAAAAAGGTCAAAGAAACAAGGTGTAGGTGGCAAGCCAACAAATGTTTCAACATTTGCTTCTACTGGTGGTAAGATAACAAAAACAAACAATATGGGTTTGTATAGCAGATATTAGGAGAAAAAATGAAAGGTACTAAATATATGGCTAAAGGTGGCAAAGCAAAAGGCACTAAGTACATGGCTAAAGGTGGAGTAGCAAAAGGCACTAAATATATGTCTAAAGGTGGCACAATGAAGAAAAGAGGTGTTGCTAGAGGTATGGGTGCTGCTATCAGAGGTGGCGACTATACAATATAGTTAATATCACAAATTAAATATTGTGGCATATTTAATATCAAACATACCCCAGTTCAAATGCTGGGTTAGAAAAGAATTTACTGCAAACCATATGGATTATCATGGTGAGTATCTTCATGGACTAGCAATAGCAGTTAACACTTTGCCAGACAGGTCTTTATCTTTTCAGATAGTTTTTACTGGGTGTGAAATAGATAACATGGAAGATGCTCCCAACATACATGGTGGGGCTATGTGGGCTAGGATGCCTATACAAGCACTTGTAGCTGACATACCTCTTGAAGAATACCCAGAACCTATGGAAGACCACTTGGCACAGCCGTGGGATTGTTTGAGCCATCATCATACTGTGGTTACAATGGATAGGGTTAGCTCATCACCGTGGATATGTAAAATAGGTGGAGAGTTTTATACAGGCAAATACATGTTTACAGTTGATTACACTGATAACTCAATAGCTGATGACCCAGCTCAACATAAACAGTCACATGTGTTATATTTAACAGATGCTGGTGAGTACACTGGTAATTTTGTGGCTTTGCCCAACAATAGGGTTAGAGCAACAAACCCAGCATTGTGGAGAGTAGGTGAAGGTGCTCCAGATTTTATGCCCTCACAGTGGACACACTCAGCAGAACAACATGAGAGTTATATAGACCCAAACATAACATTTAATAATCTGTATAATGAAGAGTAGTTATGAAAACTAAAAACAAAAATAATGGCAACAAGTAGTAGTAAAAATTTTGAACCTGATGTTGCAGACTACATAGAGGAGGCTTTTGAAAGGTGTGGTTTAGAGCTAAGAACTGGCTATGACCTCAAAAGTGCAACCAGAAGTTTAAACATTATGTTGGCTGAGTGGGCTAACAGAGGTCTAAACCAATGGACTGTTACAGAAAAAACCATATCTATGGTTGCATCTACAGGAACTTACAACATAGACAGCACAAATTCTACAGCACCTATTGATGTTTTAGATGTTTACATAAGAGAAACTTCAGGCACTGAAACAACTGACCTACCACTTAGTAGATTAAGTAGAGCACAATATTCACATATAACTAACAAGGCTAGTGAAGGCAAACCAAATCAATTTTTTGTAAACAAACAATTATCTCCAACTATTACTGTCTATCCTGTACCAGATTTATCAAGCACTTACACTTTATACTTAAATGTTTTAACAAGAATGGATGATGCTGATTCTGCAACAAACACTATGGATATGCCTTTTAGGTTTTATCCATGTTTAGCAGCTGGTCTTGCTTATTACATATCTATGAAAAGAGCACCACAACTTACAGGACAGCTCAAAGCTATATATGATGAAGAATTTACAAGAGCACTTTCACAAGATGAAGAAAGAAGCTCATTTAATATATCACCAAATTTAAGGAGTTATAACAACGCATAATGGCTTTTGCTTCTAATAAAAATGCTTATGGTATTTGTGATTTGACAGGTTTCAGATACAAACATAAAGACATGAAAAAAACTTGGGATGGTTTGTTGGTTGGTAAAGACCAAT